ATGGACCACGGGGTGTTGGTTGATGTCGTTTATGGCGGCGAGGATGCGGTCCGCGAGCTCTTGCTTGGAGGCGACGCGGATGTGGCGCAGCACCGAGCGCGCGACCCCCGGGCCTGACCCGGGGGCAGGCGCCATGCTTGGGGGTGAAGACGAGCTCGAAGCGGTCCGGCCTTGTCTCGAGCCAGGCTCGTGTCTCCTTCGACGTGTGGGCGAAATGATTGTCGAGGATCACCCTGATCACGGTGCACGGCGGATAGGCCGCGTCGAGGAGCTTCGGGAACTCGATGAACTCACGGGAGCGATGGCGATCCTCGACGCGCGCATGGATCGTGCCGGTCAAATGATCGATCCCGGCCAAGAGGCTCAGCGTGCCGTGGCGCAGGTCCTCGTGGTCGCGCGCGAAGGTCGCGTGAGCGCCGGGTCTTGGCGGCAGGCCCGGCGCCGTGGTGCCGATCGCCTGGATGCCGGGTTTCTCGTCGTCGGAGACGATCGCCACAGCCCCGCCCGGCGCGGCCTCCGCGGCTTCCTTCAGGATCTCGACCTCCTTGTGGACGCGCAGGATTTCCGCCGACTTGGCGTCGAAGCCGGGATCGCGGCGCTCGAGGTAGGTGCGGATCTTGTGCGGCTTCACCGCCTGCGCGTCGCGGATCTTGCAGACCGTGCCCTGAGCGAGCTTGGCGAGACAGGCGTGCGCGGCGTGGGTCCGTGCTCGCGCGCAGGGCTCGCCAGGAGCCGCGTCGTTTACAGCTCGTGGGGATAGCCGAGGTCCTTGGCTTTCCGGCAGGCGAGCGCCACCAGCCAAACCTTGGCCTCGGGCGTGATCGTCGAAGCCTTGCCCGATCGCGCGCTGTTGTGGAACGCTGCCAGAGGCCCTTGCGCGATCGCCCGCTCGACGCAGAGCTGCACGGTCTGATGATGCACGCCGAGCGCCCGTCCCACCGCGAAGAACGACGGGTTGTCGCGATAGGCGAGCAACATCCGCGCGCGATCGACCCGGGCCGCCGGTTCCGTGCGCGATCGCGCGATTGCCGAAAGCTGCGTCACATCCTCGTCTCGAAGAACCAACTCGACCTCGAGCCGCGGTGCTGCCATGATGCAAAGCCTCGTTTCGCGAATCACTCGCGCCCAAGGCCGCACCACGGCACCACCAAGGAGAATCCGACCCATATGATAGGTTTCATGGAATCGCTGTCCCAGGTCGCAGCGTGCCCGATCGAGAGCCTCCGCGACATCGAACCTCCGAAATGCCGGCGCACGATGTACGATCACACCGTTCCGCGTGACCGCGATCGATTGACTTGCAACGGCTCGCGAGTGCAATATGTGCGCGTTGCAGGGGCGACCTCTCTCGTGCGGACCGTGGTCCTGCTCGCTCCGCTCCGCAGCCGAGCTGCTGACGTATTCCGCCGGGTCCTCGTCGCATGTAGAGCGCGGGGATCCCGAGCCGCCTCGCGTGCCACAGACGACATTGCGCTCGGACGACCTTCGAGCCCGCTCCAAGGCACCGTGCGGAAAAGTCCAGCATGTATGATCATTCGCCGTCGCGCTTTCGGCGCGCGTCGACTTGCAACATATTGCACGCGCAATATGTGCGCGTTGCAAGTGCGCCCCCTCATATTGCCGGCCGCGACGCGGCCCGAGGAGGCACGTGACCCCGCTCCCGTTGTCCGTGGGGGCATCGCGCCATCGACGCGAGCTTGTGGCCAAGGAACAGGTTGGGCCCGACCACAAAAGCCGCTGCGCCCGCTGCGCCCGCTCGAACGAATGGGCATCGATGCGTTCGAGCTACCTCGTGGCATCATTGCGCAAGTGCAGTGCTCGTAGCGTAGGACCGGTAAGATCGCGCGGATACGAGGTCCGCCAGCGTGTTGACTTGCAACAGGTTGCGTGCGCATTATACGTGCGTTGACCGGGCGACACGTGTGCCTGGCGGTCATCGGGCTGTCGATCCGACGCGGCAATATGTTGCGCCGAGCCCGCGGGTTCGGCACGTTTCAAAACCGAACACTCGCGGGATCGTGCATGGTGAAATTCAGCGCCGGCCAGGAGGCGGCTCTTCGCCTCCTGGAAGGATCGCGGCGTTATACGTGCCTTGCAGGCGGTACGAGATCCGGTAAGACGTTCCTCATCGTCCGCGCAATCGTCGCGCGCGCGCTCGAGGCCGACGGATCGCGCCATGCCATCCTACGGTTCCATGCCAATGCCGCGCGTGCCTCGATCGCGCTCGACACCTTGCCACGTGTCATGCAGCTCTGCTTTCCGCAAGCGGTCCTCAAGGAGCACCGCCAGGACGCCTATTTCTCCCTACCGAACGGGTCGCGCATCTGGATCGGAGGCCTCGACGACAAGGACCGGGTGGAAAAAATCCTGGGGCTCGAATATGCGAGCATCTTCCTCAACGAGGCCTCGCAAATACCATACTCGTCGGCCCTGGTCGCCTTCACGCGGTTGGCCCAAGTCGTGCCGCCGATCGACCAGAAGGCCTTCGTGGATCTCAACCCGGTCGGCAAGACGCACTGGACCCATGTACTCTTCCGCGACAAGCGCGACCCGGTGTCGCGGCAGCTGTTGAAGGATCCCGAGAGCTACGAGCTCGCGTTCCTGAATCCGACCGACAACGCAGTGAACCTGTCGAGGGAATTCCTGCGCAGCCTGGAGAACCTGCCGGAAAAGCAACGCAAGCGCTTCTACGAAGGCACCTACGTAGAGGAAGTCGATGGCGCGTTGTGGAGCTACGACGTCATCGACAAGGCTCGATGTGCGCCGGAGGATATTCCCGAGGAACGGCGCGATGCGGTTGTGGTCGGGCTCGATCCATCCGGCGCCGCGGGCCGGGATGATCTCGCTGCCGACGAGATCGGGATCATCGTGGCGGCACGGGGGACCGATGGCGATTGCTACATCCTCTCGGATCGTTCCTGCCGCGAGGCGCCTGCGGTATGGGGCAGGCGAGCGGTTGTCGCGTTCCACGAGTTTCGGGCCGATTGCATTGTCGCCGAGAGCAATTTCGGCGGCGAGATGGTCCGCGCGACGATCGAGGCGGCCGACCGCGACGTCCCGGTGCGCCTCGTGACGGCGAGCCGCGGCAAGGCGGTACGCGCCGAGCCGATCTCGGTGCGCTATGCGCAAGGCCGGGTTCATCATGTCGGTAGGCTGGCCAAGCTCGAGGACCAGCTTTGCGCGTTTTCCGCCGGCGGCTATGCGGGAGCCGGCAGTCCCGACCATGCGGATGCCGCCATCTGGGCCTTGACCTACCTGTTCGGGGCGGACGACGGGACCGGCATCATCGAATTCTACCGGCGCGCGGCGCAGGCGCTCGGCAAGGCCCCATAGGCGTTGCCGGGCAGGCTGGCCGAGCCCCGCCCCGACCCCCGATCGTCGAGAAACGAAGGAATCCTTATGGCCGAGCGTGGCGCGGGGCAGCGAAGCTGGTCGCTGAGCCCTTACGAGGTCAATGTCAGCTTCGCCGCCACAACAAGAGCCGGCGAGACCTCTGGCTGGTTCGGCCCAGCGGCCCCGATGACACCGCTCGCGCCGCCGGAGATCGCGGGACGCCAATGGGATTTTCCCGCCGGCTATAATCTTTCGACCCTGTCGAGACCCTACGAGCCCGTCACCTTCGCGACCTTGCGTGCGCTGGCCGACGGCTACGACCTGCTTCGGCTCGTCATCGAGACGCGCAAGGACCAGGTTGCGAGACATGCGTGGACCATCAACCTACGGGACGGAGCCCTTTCGTCGCCATCCGATCGGGACCGGATCGCGGTGGCGAAGCGATTCCTGGCTCGGCCGGATGGGGTCCATGACTTTGCCGACTGGCTGAGGATCCTGCTCGAGGAGGTCTTCGTGACCGACGCCCCGGCTCTCTACATGAGCCGCGATCGCAGCGGTCGCCTCAGAGCCTTGATGCCGCTCGACGGCGCGACGATCAAGCCGATCCTCGACTCGTGGGGGCGTACACCGCAACCCTATGTGGAAAACGGAGCGATCACCTATCCCCCCGCATATCAGCAGATTCTGAAAGGCTATCCCGCGATCGACTACTCGATCCACGACTTGATCTACCGACCGCGCAACCTGCGCGTCAACCGGGCCTATGGCTTCAGCCCGGTGGAGCAAATCGTCACGACCGTCAACATCGCGTTGCGGCGGCAGATGTTCCTGCTCGACTATTTCACCGAGGGCAACATTCCGGACAGCCTCATCGGCGTACCCGAGAGCTGGACACCGGATCAGATCGCGTCGTACCAGAAGTACTGGGACGCCTACTTCGATGGAGACCAAGGTCGTCGTCGACGGGCGAAGTTCGTTCCCGGTGGAGTCGCGAAGACATTCGTCCAGACCTCCGAGCCCGAGCTCAAGGGCGCTTTCGACGAGTGGCTGGCGCGCATCGTCTGCTTCGCTCTTTCGATCTCGCCGCAAGCGCTTACCCAAACCATGAATCGAGCGACCGCGGAGACGCAGAAGGATCTCTCGGAGGAGGAGGGGCTGGCTCCGATCCTCGGTTGGGTGAAGCGCCTCGTCGACGACATCCTCGCCACCGAGCTCGACGGAACCGATCTCGAATTCTGCTGGTGCACCAACAACCAGATCGATCCTGCCATCCAAGAGCAGATCCTGTCGAGCTACACATCGAGCGGCATCCTCACCATCAACGAGGCGCGTGCCACCCTCGGCAGAGCGCCGTTTCCCGAGCCGTCCGCCGACCGGCCGATGACCCTCGCGACCTCGGGCTACGTTGCGCTCCCCGAATAGCGATGCCGTCGGACTCGTAACCGCGATGGTCGGCCTCCTCCACGGCCACCTCACCGTGTTACCGGCAGTGCTCCGAGACGGTCACCGAGGCGACTGGAGCATCGCGACGAGCGGCAGCGAGACCGTCCACCGTGACGCAATGACCTAGCAATGCGCAAGGAGCGGTTCGTCGCGAGATGGACGCTTTCCGGATACGCCGACGTCCCCGAAGCACCAGCGGCCGCCGATGGGCGGTCTCCTTGTTGGAGATACGGATGGCTGACCTGTCCCTGTTCATCCCGATCACCAAGGTCGACGCGACGCAGCACCTCGTCTATGGTGTCGCAACCGCGGAGGTCGAGGACCGAGCCGGCGAAATATGCGACTACGCCTCGACAAAACAACACTACGAACGGTGGTCGGACGAGATTGCGCAATCCACCGGCGGCAAGTCACTCGGAAACCTGCGCGCGATGCACGGCCCTGTCGCGGCGGGCAAGGTGACGGCGATCACCTTCAACGACGAGGCGAGGCAGATCGAGATCTGCGCCAAGGTCGTGGACGAAGCCGAGTGGATCAAGGTCACCGAGGGGGTCTACACCGGATTTTCGCAGGGCGGCACCTACGAGCGGAGGTGGACCGACGAGGCAGGCCTGACACGCTACACCGCAGTACCGAGCGAAATCTCCCTCGTCGATCTGCCGTGCCTACCGCAGGCTCGCTTCGAGATGATCAAAGCGGACGGAACCCACGAGCTGCGTGGCTTCGAGCCGCGTTCGAGCATTGTCGCGAGGCTCGACGGCCTCGCGCAGAACCTGGGTTGGCTCGCGAGCCTTTCGCCAGACGATCTACACGACCTGCCGGGGCTCGCGGCAGAGATCACCGAGCTCCACGCTCTATCCGCCCGGCTGGCGACCGTCTTGGGCTCGGTCGAGTCCTCGGGGAAAGACCCGCACGAACACCACCCGCGGGGCTCACGGAGGGCCGCCGCGAGCAACGATCAAGACCGCACGGCTCCAAGCGCCAGGGCCCTACGCCATGTCGATCAGGGCTATGAGGACCGGGAGGACCGCCGAATCCGCGTGCGCAAAGACCTCGACACGCCGGTCCGGCTCGACGCTCTGCCGCCCGCCACCAAGGCGATGCAGTGGGATGTCGAGAAACGCTTCGACACCCTGGGGGCCTTGCTCGCGGATATCCTCCAGCGCGTCAAGAACATCGAGCAGCAGCCTCTACCGCTCCCGCTTTCCGGACGGCACCAGGTTGTCGCAAAGCACGAGGACGGCGATGCCGACCGACATCATTCGGCGGTAATCGATACCTTGCTCGCGGATCCCGAGGCGCTTTCGATCCTCGCCATAAGGCTCGCGCAACGAAACGGCCGCGCACCGCTCCGATAGGCATCTCGCCTCGTGTCGCTTTGCCGAGCCACAAGCCGAGTCCCTGTCTCAGGGACCCGGTCGTCACGCACGACCGAGCCTTTGCGACCAGCCGCACGACCGACAATCCGCAACCGAGCCGTCCTATAATGGGCGCCCACAATCAGCCGGCCATCCGCTGCCACTAGGAGCAAGACATGACAATCCACACCGATGTTCAGGATATTCTGGACAGGCTGAAGGCCGCGCAGCGGAGGCCCCTCGGCGACCCGAGGTTCAAGGATCTCGCGCCCCTCGGCAAATCGACATTCGGGCAGAGCTCGAGTGCCACCTCGGGGCTGACGTTCTACGACCTCGAGCTCGGTGCGAAGTTCCTTTATCCGGTGCTGACGCCCCTGCGGAACATGATTCCACGGGTATCCGGGAAAGGTGGCATCCAGGCAGCCTGGCGGGCAATCACCGCGATCAATACCACAGGCCTGCGATTTGGTGTCTCGTCCGCCAATCGTGGCGGCGTGCTGGCCCTCGCGACGCAGGACTATACGGCCACATACAAGGGAATCGGTGTCGAGACGAATGTCGATTTCGAGGCACAATATGCCGGGCAGGAATTCGACGACATTCGCGCGATCGGTGCCAAGGCCGGCCTTGAGGCATTGATGCTGGGCGAGGAAGCCATGATCCTCGGAGGCAATACCTCCATTGCGCTCGGGACCACTCCGACCCCCACGGCCGCTGCCTTGACCACAGGCGGCACGCTCGCGGCTCAAACCTGGTCGGTCATCTGTGCCGCGCTGACCCTCGATGGCTTGATGAACGGCAGCATCACGTCGGGCGTGCAAGGCTCGATTACCCGCACGAACGCCGATGGCACGAGCGACACCTTCGGTGGCGGTGTCGCTCGAAAGAGCGCGAACGGGACGGTTGCGACGACCGGCACGACTGGTTCGATCACCGCGACCGTCGTTCCTGTATCTGGAGCCGTGGGCTACGCATGGTTCTGGGGTGCCGCCGGCGCCGAGGTGGTCGGTGCAATAACCACAATCAACTCTGTCGTGATCACGGCAACCGCGACCGGGACCCAAACGGCCGCGTCGCTCGGATCCAATGACAACTCAATCAATACCCTGGCCTTCGACGGGCTCGTGTATCAAGCGGTCAAAGCGGGCTCGGGCGCCTATGTGCTGTCGATGGCCACCGGGGTAGCGGGGACCGGCACGCCGTTGTCAGCCGACGGATCCGGAGGCGTCGTCGAGATCGACCTCGTCCTGCGATCGATGTGGGACAATTACCGGTTGTCGCCGGACACGATGTGGGTAAGCTCGCAAGAAGCGATGAACATCTCGAAAAAGATCATGATGGGGTCGACCAACTCGGCGCAGCGTTTCGTGTTCGAAGCGGCCCAGGACATGGTCGGCGGTGGAATCATGGTCCGCACTTATCTGAACCGTTACTCGATGCAGGGCGGCAGCGCGGTCGACGTCAGGGTACATCCGAACATGCCCGCCGGTACGATCCTGTTCACGACCAAGACGCTGCCCTATCCACTTGCCGGGGTCGGTAATGTCGTCCAAATCCGCACCAGGCAGGATTACTATCAGATCGAATGGCCGCTTCGGACGCGGAAATACGAGTATGGCGTCTATGCCGACGAGGTTTTGCAGAATTACTTTCCCCCCTCGATGGCATTGATTACCAATATCGGGAATGGGTGACCTCGGCAATGGAGCCGTGCGCTCGTTCGTGGTGTCGCTATACCGGCAATGCCCGAAGCCGAAGGGAACACGAGGAGGGGGGTGATGAAGCTTCGTGTTCCGTGCGGGTGCAGGTCTGTCTCCTACGATGGCGATCAGCTATCGATCGACAGCGACGGCTCGATCGAGGCGGACGAGACAGCCGCAGGCATACTTGTCGCCCACGGCTTCGTGGCGGTGCCGTCATCGATCACGGTCACGGATCACGACGCCGCCGGCAGGGACGAGGTCGCCACGCTCGATCGGCGAGGACTCTTTTCCCTTCTGAGGTCGCGAGGTGTGTCGGTGTCATTGCCGATCACCAACGCGGAGTTGCGTGCAGCTGCACGCAAGGCACTCGCAGGGTCAGCGTCATCGATTCCGCTGCGATGATTCGCGAGACCTGCGACACGTAGAATGGCCCGGCCTGCTTCCACCACGCGCCCAGCGATGTCGGGCGGCATGGCGGTACAGCGAAAGGTCGCGACAGCGGCGAGCTCCGTGCCCCACGCGGTGCGCACTGAAATAGGAAGGACTCATCATGGGATCACCTCACGATCTTGCGCGCCTTCCGGATCTCGCGACTTGGCTCGGCGTCTCCGCGGGAGACGATGATGCCGTGCTCGAGAGCCTCATCGCTCGAACCAGCCGCGCGATACTCGGCTATCTCGTTCGGCCGTCGGTCCTTCCGGACGTGTATAGTGACATCTTCGATGGCGGGAACCAAACATCAATCTGCTTGCGACAATGGCCCGTGACCTCGGTTGTGTCTTGTACCATGAATGGTGTGCCGGTTCCGGCGGCGATCGGCTCGGGTGGAAGCATGGCCATGGGCTATGCCGTCGATACGGCCGAGCCCTATCCACCGGGTCGGATGCAGAGGATTTCGCTACGTGGCGGCACGTTTGCGTCCGGCGTGCAAAATATCGCGATCACCTATCATGCGGGCTATCAGATCGCCAATGAAGCCGGGACCGTACCGCTCGCGGCACCCTTCTCGGTGACTGTACGAGCGCCGCACGGCAACTTTGCGAGCGATGCCGCGGTCACTGACACGAGCGGAAGCCCATGGATCAAGGTCGCGAGCAATCCGGGGCCGGGGCAATATGCCTGCGACGACGGAGTGTATACATTCCCAGCGGCAGCCGCCGGCACATCCGTGCAGATTTCCTACGGCTATGTGCCCGGCGAGCTTGCTCGGTGCTGCATCGAATGGGCGGCTGATCAGTACCAATATCGAACGCGGATCGGCCAGCATGCGAAATCGTTGGGCGGCCAGGAAAGCATATCGTTTATCGTGAAGGACATACCAGATTTTGTCCGGACCGTCCTGCAACCCTACCGACGGGTGGTCACGCCGTGACGGCGACCAGGGGGGCGCTTCGAGACCCTCTTGCCCGGCGCTTTTCCGTGCTGCGCGATGCGTTGCTCGGGCGGATCGAGGGTCGGCGCGTCGGGGCGGGCATACCGGAAGCTCTGATCGATATATCCGAGGCGGTGCGTTCGGCGGTTTCCGGCGTCGATGCCGTGGCGGATACAGCGGAGCCGGGCGAGGACCTGCCGGCCTCCTTGCGCACTCTCGGAACGAAACGAGCTGCCCGAGAGCTCGCGGGCATGAAGACTGGGAGCATCGGCGCGAACGCAGCGGGCAAACGGCAGAGACCAACATCGACCCATCGCGACAAATCGACGATCGGCGAGAGCTTTCCCCGCACGGGGGCGAGGGGCACCGGTGTCGTTACATTCGAGTCCGATCTCAAGCACGCTATCCTTGTTGCGCTCGGGCGAAGGTAAGCCTGGCTCGCGCCTAATATTGGATGCAGTCGATTTCGGTGCGAGAATTGGCGATCGGATGAACAGGAGCAGGGTCCATGCCGGCCACGACGCGCGAGAATGCGATTGCCGCTCTCATGTCGATTGTCGCGGGCGCCTATGCCTGGAAGACCGGGCCGGTCCGTCGGCTCAAGTTGTGGAATGATGTTTCGCACGCGGCGCGCCCAGCGTGCTATCTCTTCGAAGGTGGTGAGGATTCGTACGCGTGGACCGAGAGCGCTCGACCAAGGCGGGTTATCGAGGTCAGGCTGTTCGTCTATCTGAGCGTGAGAGATGCCGGCGCTATCGGCGCTGTGCGGCTCAACGAAGTCATGGATGCTCTGGACGCAGCATTCCTACCAAGCGGATCGGACGCGCTTCTCGGCCGGAACTCACTCGCTGGGGCTGTCTACCATTGCCGGATCGAAGGGAAGGTCTTGAAGGATCCAGGTGACCTCGATGGGGACGCCATGCTCGTTGTACCGGTCAAGATTGTCCTCCCCTGATCTCGACTCCGCGCCGCAGGCCGACGTCGCTGCTAGTGTGCGTCCGGGTGCACCAGTGTAACGGCGGACCCCGTGGAAGGACGCGACGCGAAGGTTGGCGCAATGCAGGTATGGCCGGCACACCTCAAGCGATGTCGGCTTCGGACGCGGCTCGAAGGCAATACTGCTCGAAGGTCCTACGCGAAATCGAGTCGGTTATGTGGCCACTGCGGGTAGCGAGAAGCGCGAAACTCCGCGTACCTGCGTGCGGATGCAGGACGGCCCATCGGCGCGTCGAACTGATCCCGCGACCCGCGGAGCGATCCTAGCCGAGACTCGACCTCAATCAAAGTAAAGGGGAAAAGCATGTATAGCTTCGGAACGGGCATCTTGCTCGGAACCCGTACTGATATACCTAACGCGACACCGGTCAATTTCGGGTTGGTCCAGGAAGTCACGATCGAGGAGACCGCGACCATCAAGGAGCTGCACGGACAGTTTCAACGTGCGATCGTCGAGGCGCGAGGTACGATCAAGACGACCGGTAAGGCGAAAGTCGCGCGAATCTCGGGCCTTGCCTTCGCTCATCTTTTCTACGGCGTGACCCCCACGGCGGGTCAGCTCGCGACTGCCTTCGCGGAGGCCGGCACGATACCGGCATCCTCGCCCTATACGGTGACGGTGCTGAACGCGGGAGGGTTCGTCGACGACAATGGTGCCGTGTACCTTTCCACCGGCCTGCCGCTGACCAAGGTCGCGTCGGCGCCCGGCGCTGGACAATATTCCGTAGCGTCGGGCGCCTATTCGTTCAACGCCGCGGATGCCGGGAAGGCTGTGCTCGTCAGCTATACCTACTCGATGAACGGGTCAGGTCACAAGTTCACGGTGACCAATCAGCTCCTCGGAACCACACCGACTTTCCAAGCACAGTTCTACACGACTTTTCAGAACCAGGCGGTATCATTGAAGCTGAACAATTGTACGTCGACCAAGCTGAGCTTCAAGACCAAGCTCGAGGACTTCGTCATGCCGGAGTTCGATTTCTCATGCTATGCCGATGCGGCCGGGAACGTGATGACCTGGTCGTTCGCGGAGGTTTCCTGAGATGCGGCTTCACGCGGAAACAATCAAGCTCGGGTTGCACGAATGGGTCGTCCGGCCGTTGACACTTCGCCAGGTGCAGGAAATCGAACCCATTCTCATGGAGAGTGCCGGCGTTACCAAGGGCAACGTCGGCGCAGCGTTGGCGATCGTCGCCATTGCGCTTCGACGTGACGATCCCGAGGCGGCGGGGGAGCTCTGGGATATCGAGGCGACAGCACCCGAGATTGGTGCCGCTATGGCCACGGTGTTGCGGCTGGGCGGGTTCATCCCGTCGAATCCTTCCGGAGATCCGACATCGGGGGAAGACATGGCGGGCGCGACGATCGCGATCGATGTGCCCGCCTCGACTTCGTAAGCATCTACGCACGTTTGATGACGGCATGTGGTTATACACCTGCGGAGATCGATGACATGGCGTTCTCCGACATCCTCGGCCTATATGCCTATTGGCAGGATTATCCGCCGCTTCACGAGATCTTGAAGTGCGTATATCGAATCGAGCGCAACGTCGATGCCACCGAGAAGCCCAACGCGACCGATCCGAGTGGTATCGGAGGGCTCATCGCGCGCTTTCCGCAAGGCTTCGTGCGGGAGGGCTAGGTCCGCCGTATGTCTCGAAATCAATCATGACGCAAGCGAGGCGACCTACATATGACTGATGACGTCGTCATCAAGCTCAATGCCGATGTCTCGGACTTGGAGCGTGGGTTGCGGGAAGCCGCGACCGCTATGGAATCGACGCTAGGTGCGTTGCGAAGTGGTGCGGGGCAGCTCGATGCCAGCTTCGCGTCTGTGTCCCGTGGTTATATGGCAAACGCAGCTCAACGGCTATCGAGTGCGCAGGCTTCGGGCGCCGCGGAGCTTGTAGTCGCTCGCCAAAACGAGGCGAGCCGATGCGATATCGCCTTGAATGGCGTGAGGGAGCAAATTTCACTCGTTCGCCAGCAAGCCCAAACCGCGCAGATTTCGCGCCAGCAGGAGCTCTCGAGCCTTCTCGGCCTCGACAGGCAACGGGAGGAGATCGAGCGCAACCAACTCCAGTTCCTGGCCGGAACCTATCGACAAGGAACGGCCGCGTATGGCGCAGCGCAGGCCAGGATGACCGAGGTTGCGAGCGAATCGGCGGTTCGACGACAGGAGATCGAGCGAACCGCAACGTCGCAAATGCAACACGACTATCGGCGCTCGTTCGATCAAATCGGTACCAGCATATCACGCTCGATCTCCGGCATGATCGCAGGCACGACATCCCTGCGGGACGCCGCGCGAAACATCTTGCTGCAAGTCGTCGAGACGTTCATCCAGGCTCGCATTCGCATAGTCACGGATTGGCTTGCCGGCGTTGTCGCGCAGACTGCGGCGACGACGGCTGGCGAGGCGTCGAAGACCGCGGCGGTAGCTTCCGGAACCACAGCACGCACGAGCATGGAAACGACGGCCACGGCGACCTCGGGCCTGAGCGTCATTTCCGGCATCCTGAAAAGCATATTCGCGTCCGCCGCGCAGACATTCGCCGGCATCTTCGGTTTCCTGTCGCCGGTCATGGGGCCTGCCGCGGTCGGGCCCGCTGCCGCTGGGCAAGCCACGGTGCTCGGCGTGGCCAGTGCGCTGCCAGCTTTCGATGTGGGCTCCTGGGAGCTTCCCGGCGACATGCTCGCGAAGGTTCACAAAGGTGAGATGATCGTCCCGGCAGGCCCGGCGGCGGCGTGGCGCGTGGCGCTCAACGACGGTCCGGTCGGTGGGCGCGGCGGCCAGGTCGCTGGCGATCTATCGCAACAGCGAGATCGCAGTGTCGCGGTGAGCCATTCGACGAACATCAATATCAATGCGATCGATGCGGCCAGCGTCAAGAAATGGTTCAAGAATAACGAGCGCGAGCTGATGCGGACGATCAATGAAGGGGTCCGAACCGGCGCGCATCTCGGGCTGGGCAAGCTCGGCTCCGCATAGGCGATCAGCAGGGCGGACCTTTCCAGTGACCTACATCAACGGTGTGAACCTGCTTCCCGGAACGGGTGAGTTCACCTACGATACCGTGGCGCACATGGGGCGGCGACCGGCAACGGAACCGGCCGCGGTTCCGATCAACGTCTACGATTCCGGCGCGACGGCGGCGAGCTATGCCGGTGACACGACGGACTTCATTCGCGCGATCGACAACCTGCAAGCGCAGTTCCCGGGGTGCACGACCGTCGCGTTGATCGTCTCGTGGTTCTTCAATTCCATCGATTCAGGATCGTGCAAGGTCTATCCGAGCACGACCTATATCGGCGGGACTTTCTCGTATTGGAACGGCTCGGCCTGGGCCACGGATACATGGCGCTGCTCCGGCTTGACAGAATCGTCGAGCGGCTTGATCCCGATCTCGTCGAGCGGCGGCAAGTTCAGCTACGGCGGAACCCCGTCGGACCCGTCCATCGTGCGGGCGATCCAAGAGCTCAAGGCGCGTGGGCTCCGCGTGGTCTTCTACCCGTTCTTGCTCGGCGACCCGCCGGACAAGACCTTTCCATGGCGCGGCCGTATCACCACCTCGCCGGATGTGTCGATTGGGGCTGCTGCGGCGGTCGCGTCCTTCCTCGGAGGTGCCGCGCTCGGAGACTTCGTGCAAGACGTGTCGAACCTGACGATCAACTATCTCGGCGGAAACTCGCTCGACTTCACCTTCAGAAGGATGATCCTCCATTATGCCAATCTTTGCGTTCTAGCTGGTGGTGTGGATCTTTTCATAATTGGATCCGAGCTGCGCGGCTTGGAGACCATTCGGGGTGCCGGCTGGACGATCTCAGGGGGCGGCCCGCCCGCGGTCTGGGACTACCCCTTCGTCGATGGATTGATCGTGCTCGCCGATGATGCGCGCTCCATCTTCGATGCCGCGGGGCTCACAAAAAACCTTGCGACGAAGAAAAACCTTATCTCCTATGCCGCGGATTGGTCGGTGTGGATGGGGACGCGACACAACGGCTCGAGCCCGTCGAACGTCGGTCAATGGCCGCACCTCGACAAGCTCTGGTCGCACTCGAATATCGACATCGTCTGCATAGATAACTACATGCCGCTGTCGGACTGGACCACTGGTGAGGGTGGGCTCGACGTGCTCTATTGGTCGTCCCCGAGTTTCGTTGGCACCTGGCCCCCGGACGAGACGCAGATGAACGGGCTCGGCCTTCCCGGAATGCCGACGCTCTATTCGAAGCCCTATCTCAAGGCCAATATCGAAGGTGGCGAGAAGTTCCACTGGTTCTACGCCAATAGCGAGAACCTCGGGGTTGGGCTGGATCCGAACGGAACCGGGGCGCAAGTCTCCGGCCCGGAAGGGGATCGTCGTGCGCAGGTCCGCACACGGTTCTATCCGAACCAGGAGATCCTCGCCAACAAGCAACTCAGGTGGTGGTGGAACAACCAGCACAAGGCGATGTACGACACGGGTGCCGGCGAGGTTCCGCAGGGCAATGCGACGGCATGGGCTGCGCGGGCGAAGTCGATCACCTTCTCGGAATACGGGTTTCCGACCTGCGACAAGTCCACGAACCAGCCGAATGTGTTCTTCGACCCGAAAAGCGTGGAAAGCTTCACGCCGTTCTGGTCGATGTGGGTGCCGGCCTTCGGCGGAGGCTATCTCCCCCTCGAGAACGCGACTCTCGTGCCGCTCGCGCTTCAAGCGATCCACGAATATTGGTTCGTGGACGGCAACAACGAAACCTCGGGCGGTGGTGTCGTGATGCTCGACCAGGCTTTCTGCTCGGTTTGGGCCTGGGATGCGCGACCCTTCCCGATCTTCCCGCGGCGCGTGAACGTGTGGGGCGATGCGCCGAATTGGGCAGCGGGGAACTGGATTCAAGGCAAGGGGCCGTTCTTCGCGCCTGTCGCCCCGGACCCGCCGCCAGGGCCGGGCACCTATCCGGCCTTTCCCGTGCTCGCCGGGCAGGGTTGGTCTGTGCGCTATACGCCGTCGAATGTGACGATCAAGGCCGAGCACGTCTCGGGACGCGAGGCGCGCGCTGCACGTACCTCGACTGCGTTGCTCGAGGTCGAGCTCACCTATGACGTGCTCAGGATGGACGATCTGGCCGGCCTGGAAACGCTCGCGGGATTCTACCTGGCTCAAAACGGAGCCGACACGCCGTTCACCTTCACAGTGCCTCCGGCGCTCGGGTTCGGGATCTCGATCGTGGCGAGGTTCGTCGACGACCAGCTCGACCTCGAGGGATTTGTGTCGCGTCTCTGGCACGGCGAGTCGGTGAAGATCAGGCAAGTGAGGGGGGAATAATGCAGGCCTTTCGTGCGGAAACTTCGATCGCCGACGGCCCTCTGCAGATCGAGGCTGTCGCGCCGTTCATGCGAGTTGTCGGCGATCGCTCGGAATGCGCAATTTTCGATCTCCATGTCAAGTACGACGAAGATATCGTTCGGCTTACCCGAAACGCTACGGTGCATTGAATGCCCCCGCCCACCTGTCCCGCGCTCAAAGGCCAAGGTTGGTCGGTTCACAAGAAGCCGTCTTTCTCGACCAGGAAAGCCGCGCACGTGTCCGGCCGCGAGGTGAGGGCACCGTTCTTCTCCACTCCGCTCTACGAATTCGAGCTGACCTTCGACGCGCTCGATTCGAATGGGACATTTCTAGGCGCCGGTGCGAGCTCGCTACAAAGTCTCATGGGTGTCTACCTGCAAGCTCAGGGAAGCTACGGCACATTCCTCTACATCGATCCGACCGACAACGCCGTGACGGCGCAATGGATCGGGGTGGGCACAGGCGTCCAAACGACCTTCACCTTCATGCGCACGCTCGGGGTCGTGACCGAGCCGGTGTCCTACGTCACATTAGTCTCGAATATCTCTCTTGATGGCGTGAACCAGCCCACGGGATGGGTCACGTCCGCGCCGCGAACGCTCACCTTCTCTGCCGCGCCCCCCAGCGGCGTTGTCGTTACAGCGACCTTCACCTACGCCTTCGAATGCCGATTCCTCGAGGATCAAGTGGATTTCGAGAACATCATGAGCGGGCTGTGGCAGGTCGAAAGCCTGAAGTTCAGGAGCGTGAAATCGTGACCTTTGCGTCGCTCCTCGATGCAGGTCGTCGCAGCCCGTTGAGTCCGATCGGTTGCTCGACCGTGTTTGTTGCTGCGACCTTGCCGGCAGCGTTGATCCTTCGATCGGTGTCAATGCAATGAGAACCGCATCCCCTCCCCTTCTCGCGCATCTGAATGCACTGCGCTCCGGTGACGGGAGAACCCTCGTCGCGGATTTGTACACGTTCACGCTGAGCACTGGCCAGGTTCTGACCTATTCCTCCGCCGATGTCTCGATCACATGGAACGGCTACACCTATCTCGCGAATTCGGTCCTCGTTGATGGCTTGAGCTTCAAGTCCGCAACAGGCCTCGATGTTGACCAGCAGCAGATCACGATCATCGCGCGCGACACTGACACGGTCGGCGGGGTCCCCGTCCTGAAGGCCCTGCGGGGCCGGATCTTCGACGGCTGCGAGATCGTGCGCGAGCGCGCGTTTCTCACAGCATGGAATACCGCGCCTGTCGGGACGGTGATCTTGTTCAAGGGGCGGATCGGCACGATCGACAGGATCGGCCGGACCGAGGCCGAGATCACGGTCAACTCGGATCTGGTGCTTCTCGACCTCGAGATGCCGCGCAACATCTACACCGCGAATTGCCAGCACGTGCTCTACGATTCCGGGTGCGCCGTGGTCAAGGAATCGTTCGGTGCGAACGGGTCGGTCGGCGTCGGCTCGACGCGGACGGTCATCCTCTGGCCCGGCGGGAACGAGGCCTACTCTCAGGGCACGATCACGTTCCTGACTGGCACCAATGCCGGGGTGAAGGCGAATGTCAAGGTCGGCTACACGACTGGTGGAGGGGGGCTGACCCTGAGCTACCCGCTTCCTCTCGAACCCGGGACCGACGACACATTCCGGGTCTACATGGGGTGCGATCACACGAAGAGCACATGTGTGGTTAGGTTCGACAACATCATCAACTTCCGCGGTTTCCCCAATGTCCCGCCGCCGACGCAGGCGTTTTGAGGATGGAGCCCGAGATAGCTCAGGGGTTTCCTGGCATCGCCGGGGATCTACCCTCTCGCGCTTCGCGGTTTTCTTCCGGCCCTTCGGGTGCTAACCGCATGGAGATAGGGGTCGCACGACAGCGAGATCGCATCGTCGCCGAGGCTCGGAAATGGGTCGGGACGCCATACCATTGCCAGGCGGACGTGCGTGGCGCCGGGGTCGATTGTGGTATGCTCATTGTTCGGGTCTTCGTGGATACAGGGCTGTGCGAGCCGTTCGATCCGCGTCCCTACAGCGATGACTGGTTCATGCACCGCACGGAAGAGCGCTACCTCGCTGTCGTGCTAGAGCGATGCAAGGAGGTGCAGGCCGCGCGGCCAGGTGATGTCATGGTGTTCCGCTACGGACGATGCTACTCGCATGGCGGAATCGTCGTAGGCGGCGATCCCGTGACCATCGTGCATGCCTATCAACCGGCAATGTGCGTCATCGAGGAGCCGGTCGCGGGCAATGGCGCGTTGGCAGCCCCGAGCCGTCGACCCCGAATCTTTTCGTACTGGGCATAGCGCGGGCGGATGACATGCGGATCCAAACCTTTGCAGACGCGTCAGGCAAGCCGCTCGTGCGCCGGCGGATCGAGAACATCGACGATGCGCTCGCCGAGATTCGCGGGCTGGAGGCTCGAATCATGGAGCAGGCTCGCACGATCCGGTCGATGGCCGCCGAGATTGCATCGCTGGCGATCTTTCGCGATGGCGAGATCGCATTGCTCGATCCATCGGCCACGCCAGACGCGAATAGCGAGTCGTTGTCATGAGCTTCCTTCGCAAGCGGGGGCCGAAGCCGGCGGAGATCACGCAATATTCCGGGCTCCAGATCCAGACATCGTCGAGCGCGGTTCCGATTACGATCGCCTACGGCATCAACAAGCTTGCCGCCAACCTGATATGGTATGGATCATTTACCGCGATCCCGGAATATACGAAGACCGGGGGCAAAGGCGGTGGGCGAAAGACACTTTCTGGATTCAATTATACCGCCGGTATCATGCTCGGCTTGTGCGAGGGCCCGATCAGGAGCGTCGGCGCGGTTTGGAAGGATCAGGGCGTTTACCAGCCGTGGGCGTTGAACCTGAACGTGAGCCACGGCGATGCGGCCACGCAAAACTTGGCGTACAATCAGGATGTTACCTACAAGGGGCTTGCATATGTCTGGTCTCCACTATATGACCTCGGAGCGAGCGCGACGATCGGGGCGCTGCAATTCGAGGTTTACGGCCAGCAATACGAGTCGGCTGTCGTCAACGCCCATGATGCAGATCCTGCGCGCGTGATCTACGACTTCCTGACGAACCAGCAATACGGCGTCGGTTTTCCGGCCGGCTCGATCGATGCCTCGACGCTGCTCGGCGCGTCGGGCACGGCAACCTACCAAGCCTATTGCTGGGCCGTCGGAATCGGCATCTCGCCGGTACTCGCCAACAGGGAGACGGCAAGCTCGATCTTGACCCGATGGCTTCAGCTCACGAACAGCGCGGCTGTATGGTCGGAGGGAAAGCTGAAGTTCATTCCCTATGGCGACGAGCGGGTCGATAGCACGCTGTACGATGGCACGCCGGTCTCCTTCGTCCCCGATGTCACTCCATTGTACGATCTGAGCGACGATGATTTCGTGGTCACGGGACCCGACGAGGACCCCGTGCTCGTGGAGGTCAAGGATCCCTACAGCTCGTTCAATGTGCAAGAGCTCGAGATCAGCGACAGGAAGTACCGCTACAATTCCGCGACGATCACGGTATGGGACCAGAACGCGATCGAGCGCTTTGGCCGACGTGACGGATCGACGATCACCGCGCACGAGATCTGCGACAAGGCTATCGGGCAAATTGTCGCGCAGCTGATCCTTCAGCGCGAGGTCTATATCCGCAACATGTACTCGTTCAAGCTGTCCTTCGAGTTCTGCTTGCTCGAGCCCATGGATATCGTGACGTTGACCGATACAGCACTCGGGCTCGACAAGGAAGCGGTTCGGATCGTCTCGATCGAGGAGGACGATGACGGCTTGTTGAACGTGACGGCGGAGGAGTTCCCCGAGGGGACCGCCACGGCCGCGGCATATCCAGTGCAGGCGAGCGAGGCGATCGTCGTCGATTGGAACGTCGTGCCGTCCGCGGTGAACCCGCCGGTGATCTTCGAGCCGCCGTCGAGCTTGACCAAGGGTGAGCGACAAATCTGGATTGGGGTATCGGGTGGCCTTGCGACAGCTTACAAGCTCGAGGAAGACGGATCCTCGGGATTTCACTATGTGGCGAAATCGCTCGCCGCCGAAGGAGTCGGAACTTTTGTCGAGTTCAAGGCGTATGTCAAGGCTGCGGAGCGAAGCAATGTCGCCTTGCAGATTTTCCTCGGCAATGACGGATCGGACAAGTGGGCACTTGCCCTGTTCGATCTCGTCGCCGGGACCGGGCAGGTGGCGTTGCAGGGGATCGGGTATTCCATCGATTCCGAGGGCGACGGATGGTGGAAGATTTCGGTTTACGGCGCGATGGTCCAGGCTGTCGCGCCGAGCGCTTTTGTGCTCCTCGCGAACAGTTCTGGTTCGCAATTCTATGCCGGGACGGCCGGGAATGGGCTTTACGTATGGGGCGTCTCGGTCGGGGCCAGCCTCGACGCGGTGTCCATGATCGAAATGCCGATGATTCCGGTTGGGGCCATATTCGACGCGGACGCGCAGGACCCGCCCGCGGGCGCGGAAGGCACGGCCGATCCGTATTGGGGCGGCTGCTTCATCCATGTCTCGACCGACGACGTAACCTATGGGCAAATCGGGCAGGTCAACGGCCCGTCCAGGCAAGGCGTGACATCGGCCGCTCTCGGGAGCGGGGATAGCCTTCTCTCGGTCAATCTCGGGATGAGCGGGGGCACGCTAGAACCTGCGTCGACGGTGGACGCGTCCAGCGGCGTCACACTGTCGCTGGTCGAGGACGAGCTTCTCGCCTATGGCGGCGCTGCGCTCACCGGGACAAATGCCTACAACCTGTCCGGCCTGGTCCGGGGCATGTACGGAACGGCAGTCCCTGAATCGCACCCGAGCGGGTCGCGCTTCGCCAGGTTCGACAACTCGATCTTCAAGTATGTGCTTCCGGCGGCCTATGTCGGTCAGGTGCTCTACTTGAAGTTTCAGAGCTTCAACATCTTCGGATTGGGCGTCCAGGATCTCGCGACCTGCTCGACCTATACCTACACGCCGACGGGCGTCGGGTCGAGATCGAGCATCTTGGAGCTGCTATCGCAGGGCTTCGACGTGCGGCTCCCGTCGATTAGCGCAACGGCGGTTCGTGAGCCGATGATCCCGATCAATCAGCTACCGTCAGACACAGTAAGACTCGAAGGGTTGCCATGATCGACGTCAGTTCCACGCTGCTCCTTCGTCCAGGGACAACGGCACAGCATTCGTCATTCACCGGCGGGGTCGCCGAGGTCACGGTCGATACGGACAAGAAAACCGTCGTCGTGCATGACGGGGCCACGGCGGGGGGGAGCCCGCTGGCGACTGCGGCCGGGCCGAACGATAATATGTCGAGGCTCGGGGTGAATACAACGTCGGACGCGACGAACAAGCTCGCGGTGCGCAGCAATGCCGCGCTCTTGACGGCGCTCTATGCCGCCGAGGGCGGCAATGGCGATATGCAGGTCAAGGTCAATCGCGAGGCGACCGCCGACACAGGATCATTCCTATTCCAGAAGGCGTTCTCTGGACGCGCCGAAATCGGCAACATCGCGAGCGACGATTTCAGCTTCAAGGTGTCGCCGGACGGCTCGACCTTCTACGAGAGTATCAAGATCGTGGGGTCCTCCGGGCTCGTCGAGCTGCCGATCGGTAAGTTGAAGTTCCCAGCGACGCAAAACCCATCATCCGATGTCAATACGCTCGACGACTATGAGGAAGGCACTTGGACGCCAGACCTACTCTTCGGTGGTGGCTCGACAGGACTGACCTATGCCTCGCGGTCGGGGACCTATACAAAGATCGGGAATCGGCTCTGGGGAAGCCTAGCCCTCGTACTCTCTGCGAAGGGGACATCGACCGGTGCGGTGACGATCGGCGGGCTGCCCTACACGCAGGCTTTTGGGACCCAGGGCTCTGCGTCTTGTGCATACTACACTGGCATGGCGTCGGTCGGGGTCGGGATATTCGGCCGGATATTCGGGACGACCATTACGTTGACGGGATTCGGATCGACGGCAGCGGCAGCGGCTACGGACGCGAATTTCGCGAATTCGAGCGAGCTTCATATGACGTTCAATGGCTGGGTCTAGCGAGCCGCGGCTCGGACGAACCATGGCCTGCTCGGCGCTCCGAGCGGCGCCTTCGCTACGACCGTGATTCGCTTTACCGCGAACGGCGGGACGTTCACCGGCGGGACCGTGCGGGTCATGCCGGTCTACCAGACCGTTGTGCCGCCGTCGGCCTCGCTGTGCGACGCGGTCGGGTGAATTGCGGCCTTCCGCTCGTGGAGCTTTGTTGCAATGGGGACGCGAATGAGAAAAATCGCCCATGTACTGATCGCGTGCGCCGCGGTGATCGGTTTCGCATTTCACGCTGTCGCGGCAGAGTCTGTAAACATGGTCCCGCCGGCGAGCGGAAAACGCAACTCGGTGACCTACAACGGCCGCACGTATTCCGCCACCCCCGGTATGGCGATCCCGGTTCCGGATTTCGACGCCCCGATCCTCGAGGCAAACGGCTGGTCGATCGCGACCTCGATCTCCACCTCGACAGTTCCGGCCGAATCCCCCTTCGCCCCGCTTCTGCGGGTCGCCCGAAAGCCCGCGCCGAACGGGCCGACACTCAACGCGCCTCTGATCGGGGCGCGGCCCTGGGCGGCGACAACGGCCTTTGCGACGGGCGCGGTAGTCTCGAAAGGCGGGCGTGCCTATATCGCAACGACGGGCGGCACGTCCGGCGCGACCTGGGCGAACACGCGTGGCATCGGGCAGACCGATGCCTCGGTCACCTGGGACTATATCGGCCCACAGACCGCGCCGCAGGTTGTCGGGATCGATGCCGCGACGCACGACGCGGCACTGACCAACATCCTGACCATGGAGTCGATCTCGACCCTGCCCGCCGGGCAAGGTCCGGTCCGCTGGCGCGGCGGACCCTTGACGGAGACAACGCTCGATGGCTACTGGGGTCCTACAAGCGTCAGCGTGCCGTCAGGCGGGGTTGTGACGACGACGAGAAACCAGGCTGTCGGCGGGATGGAATTCATCTGCGAATGCACGAAGGTCGAGTTCGCGGTCAGGCAGGGCATACGGCAATACAATTTCATTGTTGATGGCCGAAATATCGATATGGATGCGGTGACTTCAGGTGGCGCGAGCCCACACTATTTCACGCTGGATTTCACCAATACACAACCAGTGAACGATAGCGGTGCAATTACGGGCCGTGGGCGTCGCCATATTTGGGTCGAGTTCTCGGTCAGCGCGACATTCTTGCAAATCGCGACCGAGCCGACAGGGACGTTCTCCTACCCGCCTTATGCAGAGGAATGGTCGCTCGCTCTTATCGCTGATAGTCAGGGCGCGGGCGTGATCGTGGCTGGCGGGAGCTTCACAAAGAACTCGATGGCGTGGGGGCAACAGCTTGTCAAAATGCTCGACGTCCCGGATATCTGCAATTCGTCGATCGGCCAGACCGGGCTCGTAAATGCCGGCGCGTTCTGGAACTACGGTGCACATGCGCTCACCGACCTTGCGCTGTGCCACGCAAATCGGCCGATCAAGTACATCGTCATACAGGGATCGACGAACGACATCGGGCAGTCGTTCAGCGCGGTCACGGCGAACGCGGTATCACTTGTATTGTCGCTGCGCGCGGCATATCCAACGGTGCCGATCTTCGTCACGGGGGTAATCGGGTCGTCGTTATACGATCAGCCCGCCCAAACAGACGTCGAGGTTGCCGTATTCGCGGGTCTCGCAGGCATGACTAACGTCTACACCATCCCGATCTCGACGGCCTCGCCAAAGTGGTTTATTGGTAAAGGTGAGGAGGGAACCCCAACCGGGGGAGGGAACACGGATTTGGATATTCTGGGCGACCAAATACATCTATCAGGACAAGGGGCGGCCTACATGGCGATGCGTGTCGCGCAGGCTATCCTCGCCATTGCTGGAGCGAACTAATGGCAAAAGCGCACTATCTTGCCGCAGCAATCGCTGCGGCAAGTGTGGGAAGTGCCCACGCCGAAGGCCCAGCGCTCGTGGGACAGGTCCCGAACAGCCAGATCGCGATTACGCCGAGCGATTCGACCGATATCGTGCCCCGCTGCAACGGCCTCTATGTCGGCTCCGGCGGCGATCTGCGCCTCTCCCTGTCTGGTGGCGGAACTGCCACATGGGTTGGGGTGCTAGCTGGAGCCCAGTATTGGCTTCAGGTTACGAGAGTCCTGGCGACCGGCACCACGGCGTCGAACCTGATCTGCCTACGGTGACTCGGCCATGAAAAAAGCCCTTCTCGCAATCGTTGCTGTGAGCGGCACTCTCGCCGCTCTAGCGGTATGCGCGGCGAACGCCGGGATCATTCGATTCGGCTCGTCTCAGCGCGCTGCCGCGGGTGCGCCAATCACCGCCGACTTCTTCGTCGCGACGAACGGGAGCGACTCGAACGCATGTACGACGACGGCCGCGCCGTGCCTTACTCCGGTAGGCGCGCGGAACAAGCTCCGCACCGCCATGGCGCTGCCAGGGGGCAAGGACCGGAGCTGGGCGGTCATGCTCCGCGGCGGGCGGTACGATCTCACGACGCGTCTCGTGCTCGATCAGGCCAATGACAGCGTGAACGATCCCCATGCGGTGACATGGCGGGAGTATCCCGGCGAGAGCGTCACGATCAGCGGCGGCTTTCCCGTCACGGGGTGGGTCGTCGGCGGGGACGGCCGCTGGCGCGTGACCCTCCCGGAAGTACAGGCGGGCACGCTATATTTCTCGGATATTTGGGTCAACGGAATCCATAGCTCGGTGCCGATCCGTCCCAGGCTCAAGACGGAAGTGCCATTCACGATGGTCGCGATGGCTTCGAGCACGGGCGACCCGTGCACCGATGTCCCGGTCAATATCGTGAATGATTTGTGGGGCGGCTGCAACGGCGCCGCGGGCGGCGGGTCTAATCGATTTACGTTCACCGGATCGCAGCTACTATCCACGTGGACAAACCTGACAGACATCAGGATTAGATTTAACGACAACTTCTCCTATACGAGCCAATATCGCTTGTCCGGAGTTGACGGCGGAACGCATATCGCGACGATGCAGGCGCACAGCTTCACCGGCATCTCCGGTGAGGCTCTACGCCGGGATTGGCGTAGGGAGAACGTTTTCGAGGACTTGACTGATGCTGGCGAGCACTACCTGAACCGCACTACTGGCGAGCTGACCTACATCCCGCGCCCCGGCGAGACACCGGCAAACAGCACAGTCATCGCGCCATACCTGCCTCGCCTGCTCTCGATCTCGAACAACGGCAATGCCTCACGCGCGCAGAACATCACCTTCTCTGGGCTCACGTTCGCCTATACACTTGACCACTACGCGAGGGACGGTTGGGTTGGTGTAGGGCCTAACGCGGAATACCTCGACATGGGATCGATCTATGTCCAGGCCGCGCGGAATATCAAGTTCCTGAAAAGCACGCTCGAGCACATCGGGGGGACCGCAATTCGTATTGGTCGCGGCGCCCAGGCTGTCACCCTGGACGGGGTTCTAGCGCGCGACCTTGGCGGTGGGATGGTCACAACGACGCACGACAGCAGGTGCCCTATCGATCGAAGCGCGTACTGGCCCGCCTACGATACGGTCATGCAGTGCCCGACTGGCGCCCCTGACCAGGTTGCCTTCGACGAAGATGCCAATGGGCACATCATCAAGAACTTCATCGTCACGGACTACGGCAAGAAGCGGACGAGCGTGTCCGCCGTGCATGTCGGGCACGGCTCCAATAATCTCGTGTCGCATGGCGAGATTTATGGCGGCCCGTCGATGGCCGTGCACATCGGCGGGACCGATAGCTGCATTAATTTCGGGGAGAATATAAACAACACAACAGAGTATTTGTCCATCCACGATCAGGGGTATGGTGGAATCGCGTGGTCTTGGGACTATGCGGGGCTCTATCACGTAGGGCCGAACGAGGGGGGCCGCGTCCACCACAACTACATACGCAACATAAAGGGCTCGACCACGGCGCAGAGCACGGGGGCGCGCGGCCTATACGCCGACAACTGCGCGACGGGCATAACCTTCGACAACAACGTGGTCTATGACACGGGGGAGGCCAATTTCAACTTCAATTTCGGGTCAAAGCTTGTCCTGGAGAACAACATCTTTGTGCTGGGCGGAAACCAGCAAATTCGCGGCGGCAACATGTCGGGTGGAGCGCCGAGCGATCCGTCCTACACGTTCACCAAGAACGTGGTCTACAGCAACACGACGGATACCGCGATCTATTGCTCCCATGGCGTCTTGTTTTGCGCGACAAGCACGCCCGAGATTGTAGAGAACAACGGCGTCTACTATCGCACGCCTGGCACATTCACCATGGCGACGCGGGATCAGACCATCGCTGATTGGATTACGACGGGCTCGCCGCTCGGGCCGCAGAGCCAGAACACGAGCTGGAACGTCGATCCGCTCTTGATAGACCCGACGAACCCGCGACTCGGGTTGCAAGCCGGCTCGCCGGCCTTCGCCAAGGGATTCGTGCAGATCGACCTCTCTACGATCGGCCCGATCGGCGCGGTCGGGGCCCCGTAAACCCTGGCGCCGCCATCACTCCACGACCTATCATGGCACCGGTGATGCTCCATCGTTTTCGATCTGGATGGATCGACATCGAGGCGTGAACGCAACTTAACGGGTTGCTCACGGTGCGGCTCACGCCTGCTTTTCTCGCCGGCACCGAAGCGTGCTTCTTCGTCGGCGATAGCTTTGGGACGCGGCCCGATGATCTCGTCGGCCGGTTCTCGCGATGCGGAGTGTCGGCGAGAGGCGGCGCCTTCGAGGCGGCGATGATGTCGCGCGTCGCGTCCCTGCCGCTGCACTGGTTCGTGGCCTTGGCAGAATCGAACGATCCGACCAACCCGACTCTGGCATTCGTCTTCCTGTGATGCGAGCAGGTGCGCGCACGGTCATGTTCGGCCGGATCGTGTGGGTGCTTCGTGGTGCGGGCGCAACCGTAAGCAGTGTCGAGAAGGAGCACGCCAATAGCGGTGTGGGAGTCGCCGCGACGGCGACTCCGGCGCATGGGAGGGGCTACCGGGCGCGCGCCACGGGGTTCTCGGCGTGGTCGAGCCCGCGGCGGCCGGGCGATAATCGGCGGGGTGACCTATGGAGTTTGTCGGCGAGGCACGGAAGTGCACTGACCTCGGATACGAGGCGGCAGCGGCGCGGATCGGCTGCGAGATGGCGGTGTTGCGGGCCGTGGTTGCGATCGAGACGGGTGGTCGGGGGTTCGATGCCAAGGGGCGCCCGAAGGCGCTCTTCGAGCCCCATGTCTTCTTCCGCCTGTCGCGTGGCGCGAAGCGACAGGCTGCGATCAAGGCGGGACTCGCCTATCAAAAATGGGGGACGCGACCCTACCCGAAGGATTCCTATGCGCGAATCGCGGCGGCCTGCGAGATCGACGAGGAGCGCGCGCTCCAGGCGACATCGTGGGGGCTCCCGCAGTTGCTCGGCCGGAATCACAGTGCGGCCGGCTACGAGACCGCCGTGGGCATGGTCGAGGCATTCCGGGAGAGCGAGGATATACAGCTTGCCGCGATGGCGCGGTTCATCGTTGCGAACAGGCTCGACGCCGCGCTCGAACGCAAGGACTGGGTGGCTTTTGCCAAAGGATACAATGGGCCGAGCTACGCGACGCACGGCTATCACAGGAAGCTGGCCGAGGCGTACGAGCACTTTCGTGCGAAGCAGCCGCAGCCGGTGGCAGAATCGCTGACTCCAGAGGTCAAGAATTGAGATCAGGCGAAACGCATCGTGAAGATGTCGAGACGGTCCGGGGCAGTGGCGTTATCCGCAGCGGTAGCCGCGCCGGTCGCCATGAGTGCGGCAGGCTCGGCTCGGTCCGGCTCAGCCATATCGACTGCTATCGTGATCGTCCTCGTGCTCGTCGTGTCTGTTGCCGCAATAGCCGCGTGGCGCGGTTTTCGTCGCGTCAAATCGTTCAAGTAGGAGTCGTCGATGTCGCTCGTGTTCTCGAGCAGGGATTTGCTGTGGTTGGATTTTTCGCTTGCCGTGCTGCTCGGTTTCGGCTTCGGGACCTGCTTCCTGGAGCTCGTCGATTCCGCCTTGTTCTGGTTGGATCGGGTCGCGTTGCGGCACGCCGCGAAATGTATCGGAAAGCGGAGGATCGACCAATGAGCAGCATAGACGAGAGCTCCATGGTTGCTTTCGCGTTCGTGCTTCCGCCATTGTATGGCGCAGTGGGCGCGTGGTTGTCGCATCTAGGAACCACCGAGAGCGCGTGGGACGAGTTCTTCAGTCCGTGGCCGTTTGCGTCGATTGGTGCCTTCATAGCCGCGGTGTGCGTGCTCCACCTCGGCGCCTGAGAGAAGAGCCGGCGATTGGGACGTTCCATCGACTTCCATGTGGTCTGTGGCTGGACCGGTCGCGGCGAGCGACCGACGATGAGGCCCGCAATGAATTTCATCGCATCGGAGACTGGCGTCGAGGAGGTCGAGACATGACAGCGCCCAACACATCGATTCAAGTCAGTGAAGTTCTCCTTCTGATCCACCCCTACGCATCGGCGCTTTTTTCGATGATCTTGACGGTCGTGACGCCGATGATCGCCGGCAGGATCTACCAATTGTTCGGAGTGAAGTTCACGGATGCGCAATGGGCCGTGGTGCATTCCGCGGCCCTCGCTGCGGCCGGAAAGTTCTGGGCCGGCGCGGATGCTTCGATCGCGAAGGCGAGGATCGATGTCGGATCGGCGGGCATCGCAGCGGCCGCACAAGCCGCGATCGACGCGATTCCGGTGGTAGCCAGGACGATCGGCCTCGATCCGGAAGCCATGGCGAGCCTCATCGTGAGCAAGATCGGCTTGCTGCAAAGTGGTGCGGCGGCGCCGGCTGACGTGGCGGACGAGGGGCCGGCATGAGCGATGGTCTCGGGCAGGAGGCGGCGCCGCCGGCGTAATTTTCGGGTGTGCTTGCGTCGATGATCGGAAAGGCGCGTGGGAAGGTGCGTGCGATGATTGCAACGGACGGTAGCTCCTGGACCATGCTGGTTGCCGGGAGTCTCGGGGCTGTGTTCGGGGTGGTAGGTACGGTCCTTGCCGCCCTCATAAACCGCCAGCCTCCGATGGCGGCGTTGGTGGATGCTCGTATTCGGGTGTTGATCGAGAGCTACGAAAGCCGCATCAGCGAACTGCAGGACGAGGTCGTGAGGCTCGAGGCCAAGGTGGATGCGTTGTCGAAGGCTCTGCAGCAAGGGAAGCCGTTGCGGTACTTTGGAATGTGACGCGAGGTGTCGGGACGGTCGACTCGCTCGGGCTGGGAGCCCGAGGCGGATCGGAAAGGTGGGGGATGCCCTCCGCCCGCGATGTGTGGCTTGCGCCACGGCGCGCGACGCTCGTTTGCCCCTGTCCCGCTTCAGCGGGGCAGGGGCATTTTTTTGTGTGCGCACATCGGGACCGCGCATGAGCTTTGCTCGGGATGCCGAAAAAGGTCGAGCACGACAAAGATCATTGCAAGTGCATGGTCGGCTCGTCCGACTTCGTCTATTGTCGCACCGAGCCGGCGGGTCGCCCTGTACGACCACGGAGGGACTTGGAGACGCTGATGGGCACGATCTACGAATTTTCGGCGGCGACACTGCAAGGCACGGAAATGCGACTTGCCGAATTCTCCGGGCAAGTGGTCCTCGTCGTCAACACCGCGAGCAAATGTGGTTTTACGCCACAATATGATGGGCTCGAGGCACTCTATCGCAAGTATAAAGCGCAAGGGTTTACGGTGATCGGCTTTCCTTGCAATCAATTCGGTGCCCAAGAGCCGGGAGATGCAACGGAAATTGCCAAGTTCTGCTCGACCACCTATGATGTCACCTTTCTGATGTTTGCCAAGATCGAGGTCAATGGACCCGGCACTCACCCTTTGTTCGCGTTCTTGAAGGGTGAAGCGCCAGGCATGCTCGGCACCGAGGCGATCAAGTGGAACTTCACCAAGTTTCTGTTGGATCGCAATGGCGCGGTCGTCTCACGCTTCGCTCCGAACACGACACCGAAGGAGCTCGAAGCGGACATCGAGAAGCTGCTCTAG